TGTTGGCAGGTGAGTGATCTCATCAAAGCCAATCCATGAGTAGGCTTGACCTTGGTATCTGTATACATCTGCATCTCGTTCCAAGAAGCCGAACTCTACTTTAGCCCCACTAGGGAAAGTCCACATCTTTTCTACTTCTCTATACTTAGCACCTTGGAAGGCTTTCGGATAGAGTTCTCGGCTCTTGTCTATAATCTCTCGTAGTTCTGGCATAGAGCGTCTAAGTATCAGTGCTCTATGTGCAGATCTGTGTGCATATCGCAAGGGATCAACTATCATTGCGTATGATTTACCACCACCTGCTGCGCCGCCAAACAACACATCAGTCTCAGAAGCAGCAAGGAAGTCCTCTTGTGGGCCTTCGTTAGCCTTAAAGATAACACTCTCTTCGGCTTCTTCTCGCAAGCTCTTTGGAAGGGCTTCTAGTTCTTCTTCGCTGAAGATGCCCTCTTCCTTCACAGCCTTGTTTGTTTTCTTTATAGACTCTTTGTAGTTGTCTACTTTCTTCTGGGCTGCTTTGAGTTTCTTTTGTTTCTCTTTTACTGCTCGTTTAGCAGCCTGTTTAGCTTTGGTTTCTGAATGGTAGTTATATCCTCGGCCTTTGGAGCCTTTGGCACGACCAGACTTCTTGCGTGGAGTCCCATCCTTTTTCAGGATGAACTCTCCATCTTCATCTTTGGCGTAGTTATCTGGGTTTAGTTCCCAGTCTTTCTTATCCAAAGGTGCGTTTATCAGCAATCTTCTTTAAACCTGTGTGGCTAATTGATCTGCCTGTCAGGTCTGTAAGGTACATGCTGCCTTCACGTAGAGATAAACTGTTATCTTTAACCATAGGTACAATAGATGCCAAAGCCTCTAGCTCCTCTGGAACCTCATCTAGAGTATTATCATCGTTCAGTTTATAACCAAATGGTATAGTGCTACTCGATCTCTTCATACTCACCTTCTATTACTGTCTCTTTCTTGGTGGGGAGTACAAAGATACCGCCTGTTGTATTAACATTTACATCCAATGTGTCTTTCTTTCCTAGCCCTACACGGTCTAAAATGGTCTGTGCAGCCTGTATACGCATATTGGCTTGGGGGATAGGTGTATTACTATCCATAACTTCCACCAGTTTATATGCTGCTTTGGGTGCAGATTGCGCTAAGATCCCTGTTGCTATGTCAAGGATCTCTTGGCGCAAGGCTTTTACCACAGCAGGATAGCTGGACTCCGAATAACCAGCTAATAGTGCTGCTTGTTTCGGATCACCTCCTACGGCTGGTAAGTTTGCTAAGAATGCTTCTTGCTTTTCTGTGAGTTCTTTATTCTTCATACCTCTAGTATACCGTTGGTTTACAGTTTTGTCAAGCTTTTATTCCAAAAAGTTATATATAAATGTATACTTTCTCTTGACAAAACTGGATCTCAACGTTATAATTATATTAACGTCCCCACCGTTATATAGATATACAAGTCATGTACATCATCTATATCTACACCTGCCCTTATAAGCCCTTTAAAGCTGAGGCGCTATTCTAGTTTCCACCTAATCCTCGTAAAAATGTATAAGCAGTAGTATATATACACCCCACCCCCCATGGCGACCTGCCCACCCCACAGTCTTTAAAGTCTTTAACTGACTTGATGCGCAGGCTAAGACTCCTTAGAGTCTTAGAAGCTCTCCAAAGTCTTCAAAGTTTTTTTAGATTCAAAGAATCTAGTTGCCAGCTGTGAAGACTGTAAAGACTTTTAAGATTCCTTAGAATCTTCAAAGGTTTCTGTAAGTATAACAAATACTTACAAGGTTAATTATATCTCCATATAATTATACCAAAGATTACCAAAACTTCAGAGACTTTGAAGTTCCCCCAAAGGGGGAAACAGCTTTGATAGCTTATACGCATTGAAAGATTACTTATCTTTTCAGCATGTACGCATTGAAAGATTACTTATCTTTTCAACACACACCTAAAGAAAATCCTCCTCCAATTTTGCCCTCCACACTTTTTTCATGCCTGTTAACACACGCATTATGCGATCACGATTAATTGTACACGAAAAGATGTTGACAATCATTTTGCAAGTCTGTAGCTTTGAAATCGTCAAATCGGCAATGTCGCTGATTTCAAACACAGGAAATTCCCACATGAATAATTCTTTCGCAAATGTAGATGTAAATCGTATCGCTTCTTCGAAGCAAATTTGGGCTGTAGCAAATAGATTTTCCTCGCTATGTACCTCTGATAAATCAGAGCGATACGGGTTGACTAAAGTCTATAACGCAATTCTCAACTCACTTCATGGCGAAGCCAAACTAACTCATGGCGACATTCAAGAGTACTTCGACTGTGAAACAGTCCCTAAAGCTATACAGTCTCGAATCAAGTCGAAGACTTCACCGAAGCCTAAAGCTAAAAAGACTTCTAAGAAGTCTACGAAGCCCGAACCAGAGGTTGTTGCTTTCGTAGAAAGAACGGCGAAACCTGCTAAAGCAGTGAAGAAAGTCGCTGAGAATTCTGTCGCTAAAGCGATGAATGCACGAATAGATTCTATCGAGGGACGCTTCGACTCTTTAGAGTCTAAGGTTGGCGACATCGAAGCTGGTCTTGCAATGATCCTTGAAGCGGTACAAAAGAAATAATATAGATTCAATCTATAACGCTCCGATCCATTTGGGTCGGGGCATAACTTAAAATAAACATACGGGATATAGATTATGGCTATTCATCTTATGATTATAACTTTTTTCTTTGTAATTCCACTAAGTTTAGCTATATGGTTTGCAGTTGATCAAATAAAATCATATAATAAATATAAATAAATATCTTTTAAATCTTATTAACTCACATACAGGATATAGATTATGTATATAATTACTGGCGAATCGGTTGATCAACGTGTATTTAGCTATGCTCTTCTCGAAGAGAATGAAGATAGAGAATCATTAAAGTTTGACAACCACTTGAATAATATAGTATCTTATATCTTTGAAGTCGATGAAGCATTAGATATTATGGATCATGTTATAGTTATAACCGATACTTATAAGTATCAAAGTAAATTAAATTAATATATTAAATTGCTTATAAGTATCTTTTAAATACCTATTCATTTTATGAAGGTATTTAAAAGTTACTTATAAGCACCACTAAAACCGACCGAGGCAATGACGATGTACAAAACTCATGCAATCCAATGTCAAGAATATGCTATGCAATCTGCTGATAATCTAATGAATGTTGCGATGCTTGTTAGTGTTAGCATTCAGCAAAACTGGTTAAGCTGTGGCGATCAGCTTGCTGATGTAAAAGAAAATGGTGTTAATTCTAAATACTTGTGGGGTGTTAAGTCTAAGACTTATAAGTATCTGAATTCTAATAAGCATAAGTTATATGCTCAAGCTAAAGCTATAGCGAATAGTAATAAAGATGATGACGCTAAAGCCTATAGCTTAATGAAAATCTTTCTGCGAGTCGATGGTCTTGGCTTGCCAAAGGCTGGATTCATGTGTCAATTAACTATGGGGCTGGTTGGTTGCATGGACGTTCATAACATTAAAATGTATGAGTTAGATCCTAAGACTTTTACACTGGCTAAAAACCCTAAGACTATCAAGGGCTTAACAGCCAATGAAGCTAAGCTTAAAAACTATATAGCGATCTGCCATGACTATGGTACTGAATCACTATGGAATGAGTGGTGCGATAATCTAGCAACGAAGTCACCAAAATGGCGTGATGGTAACCATGTCTCTGAAGTACACATTAACTATCTATTAGGAGTATAGACTATGAAATATAAATATATAGTTTGGGTTGGCGGTATTGATAACCACTACGACAATTATCAAGAAGCTTTTTCTGTAGCACAAGATTGGGTAGAAAAAGGCTATGATGATGTAATCTTTGAGACAATTCCAGAAAATAAAATCGGGAGTATAGACTATGAGCACAGCAATCACTAAGTTTAAAAATTCAAAAACTGGCACTAACAATTACATATCTATTGGCGATACCGTAAACGGTAAAAAAATTCAAGAAATATGGTCTAGTA